ATTAGAAATAATTATGAAAATTATGAATTTTATGAAATTAAAATTAATGATAAAATATTACCATTAATTTACAAAGAAAATAAAAATACTAAAAATATAATAGAAAACAAAATATGCTCTATACATGGTATACAACAATTACCTAATTTGAATAATAATTATAATAACTTTCAAATAAATTTAACGGGCTGGTTTCAACGATATGAATATATTCAAAATATTGAAATAAAAAATGAAATATATAATGCATTTAATTTTTTACAAAAAATTAAACCTATAAATGAATTTATTATACATATAAGATCTGGTGATCAATGGATTCATAACAAACCAAATAGAGATGCTGTACAACCGGGACAACCTATATTACCAATAAGTTTCTATAAAAATATTTTAAAAAATAATACTTTGCCTGTAAGATTTGTTTGCGAAAATTTAAATGATAAATATATAAAAGAACTACAAAAACAATTTAAATATGCTAGTTTTCAAAGTACTAATGTTTTAAACGATTTTATAACTTTATTAGGTGCAAAAAAACTTGCATTATCTATTAGTACATTTTCTTGGTGTGGATGTTATTTAAATAATTATGCAGAAGAATTTTATTTTCCTTTAGATGGGATGTTTCATCATAATTATGGCAAAGATATACATAATAATAATGAAAGAGAATATACAAATTTTATAATTACAAATGATAATCGTATTAATTATATTAATTTAGTTAATGGAAAAATTAAAAAATGGATGGGAAATGAAAATGATTTTAATTATGTTATAAATAATTAGTATATTATTTGAAATTATATGGTTTATTTTGTATAGGTGTGTGTTTTCTATTACCGAGATATGTATATTCTAAATCATTATTATCTTTATGACATGCAACAATAATTCCATCCCAACAAAAAGTTTCATTATCAAAATCAGCTGATGCAATTATTTTATAATTACATTTCTTTAAAAAAAACAAACAATCATAATGTAATTTATTGCTATGAGTTGATATAAATAAATATTTAATCTTTTCTTCTAACAAAAGATTTTCTATTGAATATAACATGGCTAATTCATTTCCTTGTATATCAGAATGTAATATATCAATGTAATTTATATTATTTTCTTTTACAAATATATTTAAATCTATTAAATTCCCTGGATTTATTACATTTTCAAAATTTCCACCAACATATCCATGTGTAAAATTTAGATTTGCATTATTTAATTTACTATTTTCAATTCCTATATTTAATCCATCTATACTGGGTTCTATACAATAATTAATAGCATTTTTTATTTTTTTATTAAAAGTAATACTATAAAATGACCAATATGAACCTAACTCTACCATAGTTCCACCTTCTTTAATACAATTAATTACTTTTTCAAACATGTATTCTTTACCTGGTTCATGTGAACCATTATTTAAAACTAAAATTTCACTAAAATGATCATAATATCCATTTGGTGTCACTTTTACACCATTGTACATCGTTAGATAACAATCATATATTTTGCCGGCATCATCACATCTATTTAATAATAAATTGGCTGGATCTGACATAATTGTATTAAATCTTCCATAATTTCCTTTATATGTCTCCACTTTTGGATTATTAACACTGTAATCTATAAATAAATTACAAAAATATGGATCATTTAAATTTCTTGAATAGAATTTACTATCATAATTATATATTATATTATCATAATTTAAACAACTTGTAGTTATAATATTTGAATTATAACTATTAATATTATCTTTTTTAAGACTATTAATTAATTCTATATCAATATAATCTGGATGTACATACCAATCTTCATATGGATTATTTTGATTAGCAATATCAGAAAATACCATTATATAACCATTATTTTTAAATATATTTCTTGATTTTTCTCTAGTATTATTAAAATTACCAGTATATATATCATGTTCAAATGTTATAACTCGAAATTTATAATTAGAAAAAACATTATTATCAAAATATTCTAATACTGAAAGTGTACTATTATTATTTACTTCTAAGTCTATCTGTAAATAATCAATTATATTTGGAAAAATATTTTCTTTTAATAAATTTACATAATCTACTTGGGTAGCATCATTAATAACATGAATGCTATTTGGTCTATATTTTTTATATAATGATAAGAAATCTTTATTATATTCTACCATAATTCCTTTCCAATTTAATTCATTTTCCATTTTCCACGTATTATTTATATTAATAGGATGATTCGAACCAATTTCAATAAAATATCCATCTCTTTTTGTCTTTAAAACATATAATATAAATTTATCTTGTTGAGATTCACTAAAAAACATTATATTATTATATAAATAATAATATTTAAATAATAATTTTAATAACAATTTAAAAATATATAAATCTATTTTCATTATTTCCATTTGTATCTGGTTTTTCTGTTTCTATTAATAACTCTTTTTCAATAAATTTATATATTGGAATAAAATCCCAAATTAAAAATCCATAATTTATAAATGGATTTAATAATTTATTAGTATATAGATTCCGTATTGTTTCATCACATTCACTGAAAGCATAATTACTTATTAAAAAATTTGTATGTGTTTTTATTTCCGGAAATTTATTACCATCAAAATTAGAAATATTAAATGTATTAATATCTATGTCGTGGTATTTTAAATATTCTTTTTGAAGAATCATTACATAATCCAAATCAAAAATTGTAAATGTATTAATATTAATATTAAATATATCTTTTAATTTACATATAAATAAAATTAATCCACCATATCCTCCACCAATTTCTATTAAATTTATATTATTAAGTTCTTTAGAGTTTATATAATTTAATATTACCAAAGCATGATATAAATATCTTAAATTAGTTGGAGAACAAACTATAAAATCAAAATCTTTTTTAAAAGGATTACCTAATTTATCATTATCTTTAATAATATCTAAAATATATTCTTTATTATTATTAAATATTTCACCAAATTCCTTTAATATAAGATTATAATAATTAATACCGTCATTATATGAAACATGCTCCAAAATTTCTTGATATTTATTATTAGACTTAAAATTCCAGTGTGTTTTTTCAATAGTTAATTGTGATTTTATAACATTTATATAATTATTAAAATTTACTACCATATAAATATATATAAATATATATATATATTTATATTTATATATATTTATATATATAAATATATTTATTTGATAATATAATTGAAAATACTACCATACTCTTTTTTAACTTCATTTATTAATTGTAATTCATCTTTTATAGTAACTTTTTTACCATAATCTACAATTTGTTTTGCTATCTTTAATTTTGCACTTTCTTCTATTATTGGAATTTTACTATTTTCTTTATAACATATATTTTCAAATAAATATTCTTCTCTATTTTCAAATAATAATTGATTTACATGAAAATTAATATGTTCTTCATTATATTTTGTTGTTGCTTTAAGTAATTCACTATTTATATTATTTTGATCCATAAATAATTGTAATGCTTTTGTATCTCTTGGAAAACATGGCCCACCAAATGAATAACCCGGACGAAAATATTTATTACCAATTCTTGTATCTGACCCAATACAATCTAAAATTATTTCTTTGTTTGCATTTATATTATCACAAACATCTGAAATCATATTAACAAATGACAATTTTGTTGTTATATAACCATTTATAGATATTTTTGTAATTTCTGCTTCCAATGGAGGTATTATACAATATTTTGGGTTATTTTCTACAATATTATTATATATTTCTTTTAATCTTTCACCAAGAGATACATCATTTGTTCCAATTAAAACAATATCTGGTCTTAAAAATCCATCAATTATTTCTCCCTGTGCTACAAATTCTGGATTATAATTAAGACTACAATTTGTACAATCATTTAATAGTGATACACCAATTTGATTAATATATTTTGGCATTATTGTACAACCAATAATAATATGTTTATTTTTTATCTTATTATCATTAAATTTTAATAATAAATTCGATAATATAGTATGATCATAAAATCTATCTGAACCACAATTTGGTGTTGGTACCATAATAAATATTAAGTCTGAATGTAATAAACCTTTATTAAAATCTGTAGTTGCTAAAAAATTTAAACTATCTTTTAAATACATTTCATAGTATGGTTCTTTTGTTTTAAAAGTTTTATTATTCAATTCATTTATATATGAAGTATTTAAATCAATACCTAATACATTATATCCATTTTTTTCCAATAATAATGCTAAACCTAAACCTAATTTTCCTATACCATAAATAGTAATATTATTACTATTCATAAATATAATTTTATTATAAAAATATATTTAAATATAAATTATTATAAATTATTATAAATTATTATAAATATGTTAAATAATCCTTTATTTTATTGTAAAAATAAAGATACTTACCCACCTTTTAAATATGGCTTATATAAAGAAGAATATTTTCTAACAAAATATTTAGAAAATAAACCAAATACTAAAAGAAAATATATTCCCGTATTGTGGACTAATTTTCAAATAGAAGGATGGTTTCAATCACAAAAAAATAGTATGCAAAATTTATTAGATGAATGGTTAAAAGAAAATCCATGTGAAGATGGATATTTTACAGTTGTTCAACATGATGACGCATGTTTATTAAAATTACCAGAAAATACAATTGTATATGGAAGTTGTTCTGGTTCCATACCCATACCACTTATTTACCAAGATTTAAATAATACTCTTGAAAATATGCAAAAAAAAAAATTTAATGAAAAAAAAATTTTATGTAGTTTTGTAGGTAATATAACTTCAAATAATGTAGAACCAAATGTAAGAAAATTAATGTTTGATATTTTATTAAATTCAAATAATTTTAATCTCATCAATAGTGGAGGATGGAATCCAATAGTCAATAAACAAAATCAAGATATATTTATTGAAACTACAATTAATTCTAAATTTGCATTAGCACCAAGAGGATATGGAAGAAGTTCATTTAGATTTTTTGAAATTTTTAAATTAGGAACTATACCAATATATTTATGGAATGATTTAGATTGGTTGCCTTTTAAAGATGAAATTGATTATAGTAAATTATGTATTAATATACATTATTCGCAAATAAAGAATTTAGAAAATATATTATTAAATATTACTGAAAATGATTATAACAATATGTTAAATTATTACAATAGCATAAAACATTTATTTACAGTTGAAGGTTTATATGATAAAATTATAAAATTAGAAACTTAATTTATTATTCGTTTAATCATGCAATAGTCACTATCTTTACATCCTTGTCTTTTACAAAAATCATACAAAAATCCTTTACTATCTTTGACTGGAATTTGTTTCCACAACTTTCTATCACAATTAAAATGTAAATTTAATATGCCCTGATCCATTCTTATAGCTACTGGATATTTATCATTTAAATCAAATAACACATTCACAGTATCATCTTCTATTATATTAGTATCATATATAAACATTGTACTTTGAAAATAATCTTCTTCAAAATTTTTACTATAATTATTAATAAAATCATTTTTATCATCTAAATTATCAAAAACGTCTATATCAAATTGTCTAGACAAAACCCATTTATTAATATATGGATAAACGTCAGAATGAGCATATATACAATTTAATGGTTCACAAGATTTTTTAAATCTATCTAAATGGTCATTTATAATACAACCAGCATCTAAATAAAAAATAATATCCCAGTTTTTAAAATATGTATCAAAAACTAAAAATTTATTATACATAAACTCTCTTTGCAAGATATAATTTCTTTCCGGATGTCTATATTGTTTATTCCATAAATCCATTTGTTTTTTAAATGATCTATTAGGGACTTTTTTAAGAATAATATTATTATTTGCAATATTATTTAATTGAATATTATTATATAAATTTTCTGATACTAATAAAACTATATCATCTTTCCAATTTCCTATTTCTCTAATTTCTTTTATACTTTGTAGACACTTATTAATATAAGGTTCATTTGAAACTAATACAATTGCCCATTTTTTCATAATAATATATTATATATTATTTATTATTTATTATTTATTATTTATTATTTATTATTTATTAGTTTAAACAATATTTAAATATTATTTTTAATTATTTAATTAATGACAATTCCAAAAATTATTCACCAAATTTGGATTGGTCCTAACCCGTGTCCCATTAATATGATGAATACTTGGAAAGAAAAACACCCTGATTTTGAATACATTCTATGGAATGAAGAAGAATTAAGAAAGAGAAATATGGAATTTAAATGTCAAAAAAGAATAAATGAAATAGAAGAATGGTGTGGAAAAGCAGATATTATGAGACTAGAAATTTTATGTAAATATGGAGGAATTTATATTGATGCTGATTCAATATGTATTGAACCTATAAATAATCTATTAATAAATTATAAAGCATTCGCTACATATGAAAATGAAGCAACAAGAAAAGGATTAGTTGCAAATGGAAATATGGCATTTCCCAAAGAACATCAATTATGTAAAGACATGATTAATCATATTTATAATAATAAAGTTTCAAATAAAGATACTGGAAAACGCGCATGGATGAATACGGGTCCATTATTACTTACTAATTTTTTAAATAATAAAACATATGAAGATTTTACAATATTACCGAGTTATTATTTTTTACCACAACATCCTTCTGGAACTAATTATAATGGACATGGTAAAGTGTATGCTTATCAAGAATGGGGATCAACTAAAATGAATTACAACATTATGAACAATATTAAACTAGACACTATATATAAAGAGCCAGATTTTTATATTTCAATTTTAATAAGTAGTTATAATACCAATCATAAATTTATTGTAGAATGTCTTGACTCTATTTTGTATCAACAAGGATTATTTGGAATGGAAATTGTATGGATAAACGATGGTTCGGACGAATTAAATACTAAATTATTAGAAAAAACATTAGAATCATTTGAAAAAAAAATGAGATTTACAAAAATTATTTATAAAAAATTTGAAAAAAATATAGGAATAGGTCCTGCTCTACATGAAGGCATTAAATTATGCAATAATGAAATTATTATGAAAGTAGATTCTGATGACATTATGAAACATGATAGATTTGCAAAACAAATTAATTTTATGAATTCAAATAAAGATTGTGTATTATGTGGTTCTAATTTAACAATGTTTAAAAATCAAGATAATAATATGATAAATCACGGAGATACTAACCATAAAGAATTATTAACATGGGAAGAATATAAATTAATAAAGTCACATTGGTTTACCAGTCACCCTACATTATGCTATAGAAAATCTGCTATATTAGAAGTCGGTAATTATAATAAAGAAAAAAAATTTGAATGGTATGCATGTGATGATTTTGAACTACAATTAAAAATATTAAAAAAATTTGGTAAAATATATAACATAAAAGAATCTTTAATATATTATAGATTACATAATAATCAAATAACAGCAAATGGTAATTCGTCACAACGACCAGAAATTGTAAAATTTAGAAATGAATTTATTGAAAAAATGATTAATGAATAATTTTAAAACTATTATAAATTAAAATTTTTAAATATTAATTTATATTATAATGACTAGTGAAAAAAATGAAAAAAATAATAATAATGAAAATAATAATAATAATATAATTAATACAAGTAGTGATGATATTAATGAAATAAATTANCGNATTGAATGGTCTTCACAGCTTGAACAAATTTTAGTAGAATGGGCAGATAAAGCAATTTGTTATAGATGGCTTCATTCTGCGTCCCACATCAATTATTCATTCAAAAATAGAT